CTTGGTCATCAATTTCGCTATAAGCAGGGTACCATTATGTCAAACGTACGCTCGACACGTGTTAATGGTCTTGATTTACCTAATGTTCTCTCTCGATTCAGTGTGTTTCGTGAGTCGTTAGAATCTCTTTACGGAGTTTCTCTCGATCAGCCCACTGTTGAGGTTGATGGTCTTAGTAAGTTCTGTTCAGATCTTACTACGAAGAACATTTCTCATCCTTGGAGGCGCGCTATCAGCCGTCTCAGTGCTAAGTCTCGTTTTGGACTTACGCATTCCCTTTTTCTTTTCCGAAAAACAATACCTAAGGAGAAACCGGTGGTTTCCCATTTCTTAGATAGGATGTCTCTTGGTCAAGATGACACAGATCCTGACTTTACTCGTTTTGCAGTAAAGTTAACTCGGAGGTTGTTCCGAGTCGGTTGGGATCGATCTTATGTACGTCTTGGGGGACGATCTTCTTTTCCGGTTACTTCGTGCGCGGAGTATTCGCGAGTAGAAGGAGGATCACGTGGATTAGATGGGTACACTGACGCCGAACGGGCCGACTTCTGTTCGTATGTACTCACCTCTTGTTGTCCACGTGATCGACCGGCTTCTGTTGTAACGGCCGTAGAAACTGGTGGTAAGTGGAGGGTCCTTGCAGTCCCTCCTCGTATTGACAACTCTTTACGAGCTCTCCACCATTGTCTTTACAATAACCTTTCCCAGTATAATTGGCTTCTTCGTGGAGACGCAAAACCTGAACGATTTCGTGAATTCACTCGTGTTGAGGGTGAAGTTATGATAAGTGGTGATTACGAATTAGCCACTGACAATTTAAATTCAGTTCTCCAAAAGAAGCTTCTTGAAACTGTCTTTGAGTCTTCAACATTAATACCGCAGCATATTAAGACTCACGCCTTATCTACCTATGATTCTTCTCTACGGATAGGTAGACATGGTGACGACCGTTGGCAACAACGTCGGGGACAGATGATGGGACAACTTACTTCCTTTCCTCTTTTGTGCCTTATTAACTACATTACTTTTCGGTATTCCTTTAGAGGCCGGGTCACTCCTCCTGTAAAGATCAATGGCGATGATATAGTTTTTCGTGCTATGCCTGCCGATTTCGATCGTTGGGCGAGTAATGTAGAGAAAGGGGGACTAACTCTTAGTTTTGGGAAAACCTTGGTCCACCCGCGTGGATTTACCCTAAACTCGACACCTTTTTGGGCTTCTTCTTCAGAGGTCCGTCCCGTAGGATTTGTCAGATCCTCTGCGATTTGGAAGGTGGGAGAAAGAGTTGAACAGATCGAATCGCTGAATAGTAGGTTCTATTCATGCTGTAAGGGTTACGGCCAACAGAGGAAAGAAGTGGTAAAACTTCTTTTTCTGAAGGCTAATCTTGGCCCTATCTTGTCGTCAAGACGATCTGTTACTAGAGGTTTAGGTTTGAAAGTTGGGGTATCTTCGTTACGTTCCGCAAAGATTTTTGATCGGGAGCTTTTTTATCTTTCTTTACCGGAAGAGCGAGCTTTGCCCCGACCGCGAACGGAGCGAGTTGAGGGGTGGACCAGTGTTTCTAGGTACAGGTATACTGAAGCCGAGCAATCGGCTTGGTTGGCTCTTTATCAGTCTGCCTGTGTTGATAGTTGTTGGAAACCCGCGTCCACCTTTACTGGTACGGCTTTAGATGACATACAGTCCGGGTGCTTTATTTACGGCTTGCCAACCGGAAATAAGTACCGTTCAATGTTAGGTATGTCGCGGTCTCAGTGTTATCGCTGGGCCCGTAGTTCACGTGACGAATCTATCTTTGGTCGTTGTAAGTTCAAGAAAAAGGGTGAGGAGATTTGGGTATTGAAGGACTGCCAGTATACCAGTAAACGTATACTATGTCCTAGGTTCTCCTCTCGAGGGGTTCCTTGGGCAGGGAATCGAGAACTATCAGCTAGGGCGTCGGGTTTGTTACCCAGCCCTACGGTGGGCGTAAATTTACTTGATCGTTTTTTTACGTCTGCTGGTAGGACACTACGCCTTCGGGTGTAGTGTGGCTTCGGCTGCGCACGCGATACTGGAACGGCCCACGAGTTGCGATCCTTGAACGGATGACTCGCCCGGTAACAGGAGCGGTAACTGAATCTTGAAAATGAGGAAGGCCAGTCCTAGTTGTGGTTTTTCGGTTCTCGGTCTGGAGAGACTAAAAATAAAACCATTTTGTC